ACCTCCATCAGCGGGATGCACTTTAAGCTTGAACCGATTAATCAAGACAGTCCGTATTTGAGACTTAGCCTGCTTCATTATCTGTTCCTCACTGGTATCCTCTGTACCACTTATAGACATAGTACCTGACCAGTTTTTTCTGCCAATAAACTCTGCTTCGTATTCTACTATGAAAATCTTAGGTCTTGCTTTTGCCATCGAATAAATCTAGTTGATGTGGGTCTGTATCAAAGTACTCACCTGTAGACAAGTTAAACCACTTTTGCTCGTTCTCATCATACATGAAGTCATCATCAAAGATGCTAGGTATCTCCTCATTGTATGACCTTGGGCGATCTGGCTGTCGGTAGTCAGCAAAGTCACGATAGTACGCACCATCGTCATACTCATCATTGAAGTAAAGCCAGGCTTCTGTCTGTACGCCACAGTCTAGAGTAATAGGAACTTTACGACGCTCGTACCAGTTGGGGTGACCTTCCAATGCATCGATGTCAGCCATCCTGTGCTCTGGTACGTTATAGACTTCAACCTTGAGGTGGTCTCCTTGCTCATGTTCTCCGGACAAAACAAATGGAATACCTTGACAAGTCATACGGTACTTCTCTGTAGTCTGTCCAGAATCAAGCAACACAGATTCATGCATCCTGCCGTGGTTGCCATAGCCACTACGTAGTGTGCCATATACTGCAACTAACTCGCCCTTAAGAACATTGTCTTTGCTGTAGTAAATGCCATTCCTCTTATGCCAACTACCAGAGATCATAGTCTTTATAACGTTATCCTTCTTGTAAGTCCACAGGAACCTACTGTCAGTCATTGATAGGATGTTACGCCAAGCATGACCTGGCGTAGACCTAAGAGTTTCTGCTACAAAACGTGAGTCACTACAAGTCTTGTCCCATGTACGAGGTGTCTGTACAGTACCATTATGAAACAGCTGAGCCTTTTCATTAATCATGATAGGCTGCACATTGTCCATAGATATCTTGCCCGCTGTACGTAGTCGGGCATGAAAGACATAGGGACGTTCAGAGGTCAGCCAATTGGAAGCCTCTGCCAGATTCATAGTCTTGTGTACTTCACCGGTATCTGTCATAAGGATACCGAAACCATGAGGGTTAAACGTAATTGCTCGAGCAGCAATTGCAGGATCAAGCTTCGCTTGCGTTCTCTTCGAGATAATCACACACATTGAGTGTAAGTTGTTGGCTTGGTTTATTGTTATTTGGCGCTGGAAGAACAGGTATCCGAGATGTCAGGACATTACTGGGGACCTTGCTCTTGATCTTGGCGTACTCTGCAAATGTCATAGCACCCTCTTTGACGTATGCTTTAGTATATGCGTGGGTTAGCATAATCTTCTCGCCCATCTTTTTCGGATAGACCTTTGCCAGATGTCTATGCAATACTGAGGAGCTGTTAAGCAAGTTGCTATATACATTGTTAGCTGTATAACCTAGTGGCATCATACGAACGATGATGTTCAGTAACTCTATCCGCCAAGCAAGCTGAACAGTATTCTTGATACCTGAAAACAAGCGTATCTCTACAGATTCGCACTTGATGTGGAATGCACAGTACTTGTTTTCTTTAGACATATCCTTGTCAACGAATGCTGCATAGCCACGAGTCTTTGCTCTCTTTGGATACAAAGCATATAGCAGAGGAACAAAGGGTTCCAGCATAGCAAACACTTCTGCACCAGTAGTATCACGCTTGGATATAGTGATATGCCCACCACACCTAATCGAGGTATTGGCGTTAAGCAGATAGCCTAGTACAGGGTCATAGATATGCTGAATTAAATCAGGGCTTTGCAGGTTATAGACTGGGCTGATTAGCTCGAACCCGCCAGAACCTAATGATCCATCACGCTCCGCTCGCCACTTATAGGGCAAGAATTCTTGACGGTCACCTTGGTATCTAACAGCAATACCTTGCGCATCGTAATCTTCTTTCTCTGCCTCGATACCTATGCGCCAAATAGCATTAGGTCGTGTATGCCACACCGTAGAACAAGAATGGTAGCCATATAGACTACCACTCTCGTAAGGTGCTTCAGAAGCTAGAAGGCTGTGTGCTTCCGATCTGGTCATTGTTTGCGTGTGTGCATATTGTCAAACATGGATGCTTCAAACACAACGCCAGTAGTAAACTGCTGTGTATCGATAGTACCCTCAAGCCATTGTTGTGTCAGCTCGCTAACTTTTGACATATGAGTAACGGCATACTCTTTGTCTTCTTGGCCCATAGCACAAATTTCTTCGTGGTAGTATTCTTTGATTTTAGACATGCTCTACTTCATTAGGGTCTGGGATGTACAAATTGAGGGCTTCGATTGCCCATTGTCTGATGGCTTCTATGTACTCGGCGAATTCGCCTGGAGACAAGCCTGCTGTAGAGCGAAACTCGCTGCTTACAACTTCTTCTACTGATGCATCGAAAACATCTGCGCACAAAAACTTGTAGCGCATGTACTGATGTACGTGATCTTTTGTCAGCTGTCCTTGGTAGTCAAACGGGTCGAGGTCATCGGCTCGCCAACCCTTTGACTTCAAGTCATTGGTAAGTAAATAAATAAGAGTACCCCAGTAGTATCTATTCTGAGGTTGGCTACGCAGTGTAACTGGTCGGATGAGTATCTCTATATCCTTACCATTTAATTTAGATAGCTCTTCTATATACTCTGCTACTTGGTGGGGTACTATCTGCCCTTCTTTTACATGGGCCGTTACATGTATCATACGTAAAAACTATTATGATTTCTATCGTCTGTAATAATATGAAAAACCAACTTCCTATCTTGCTCATCTTCAACAGGGTAATACTCCATAGCGGCTGCCTGACTAATAAATTTGATATTGTCATCGGGCAACTTTCCCTCTTGAACTAGTAAGTCTTGGAAGACTTTGCAGTAAATCCACTTGTTGTCTAAGTCCCAATCGGCACGACCAGGGAGGTCATGAAACTCGCACAGTAGCTTGACAGGAAACTGTTTGAACCGAGGGACATTAGACAAGTAGGGGCGAAAACTGTCTTTGATACCATTGACAATCTTTACACGCATAGCGGGTCGCGTAATGCCAGAGTAAAACTCTTGACCATTAATCTTACGCAGGCGTGGTGTATTTACTGAACGAGCATTCCTAAGGATAGGCTTACCATCAGGGGTACATAGCCTAGATTTTGTATCGAAATCAAACCCGGAATACTTCTTTGGTATCTTATCAGATGGACTGTAGTATTTAGGTCTCCGAGAGTTGCTCATCTTCACATGGGTGATGAACTGTGGTATTACTACCGTTGCGATAATGCTCATAAACCGAATATACTATGGTCTTAGTCCAGGCTATGCCTTGTACTTTGACAACATCACTGATGTCCTTACCTCCATGGTTCTCAGTGCCAAACCTACCATTGGTGAAAAACAGGGCAGGTATACCATACTTTTTACGTAAGTGGTTTGCCATTGAAACGCCAGCACGATCGAAGTCATAGAGACTAACCACGAATGGTGCGAGTTCAAAAAGACTAGCTATATAGTCATCATGCATAAAGACAGTCTCGGACTGTGGAGCTACTGCAGTAATACCTAACTCGTGTAGCACCATAACATCCTTAAGGCTCTTAGTAATAACCACACCTTTGGAGTAATCTCTGAAGATGTGGCTACCTTGTATAGTACCACAGTTACATACGAACCTGTTAGTCTTGCGCAGTGGGAAATAGACTTTGTAGTCACCATTGCCAAAGCTGTAGACATAAGCTGGGTCGTGCTTCTTGTCACCATAAATAATAGAACCATTAACCCAAACAGTAGATACTGGGGCTACATGAAATAGTTCTAGTGTAGCTTTACTAATACCGAACTGAATCCAGTAATCTCTGTCGCGTACTTGCCAAGGACGTCTCTTTACAAGTATGACTGTAGGTTGCTTCTCACTTTTTACTAGAGGGTATTCCTTCTTAGCTACAGGGTTACCTGTCAATAGGTTGAAATCATCTACTATCTTATGTAAAGCTTCGGAGTAGCTGCAGGTGTGCATATGCATGACTACCTTAAAACAGCCACCTGTAAAGAATCCTGCGAAGTCATTGAAGATGAGGTCGCCCTCCTTATTGTAAAAGAAACCGCATGATGGATTGGTATCCTTACGCAAAGGAGAGCAAAACCTCTTCTTCAAATGAACCTTGCACCCAAGGTAGTACTCCATGATCTGCTCCTGTGAGAGTCTATCGAGGATGTACTGCCTTGTAATATCTGGTGCAAGCTCATACATTACCAGCCGAGTGGAGCTTCTTCTTCCTTAGCACCTTTTGATGCAGGCGTCACTGAAAACTGGTCATCATTGTCAGGCTCTGGAGCTTCAACAATGTCCCACTTGGGATCAATCTTCAGTTTGTTTGGCTCACTCATAGCCTGGATGAATGGCTTGATAGCACGTTTTGGGAACGTGGTATAGCTGCTGCCTTTCTTGTAGACAATCTTCATACGGCATGGGACATTCTTATGATTGTCACCAAGCAGCTTAATACACCCTTGAACAAACTCCTCGAAGGTGTCTGCCTTAAACACACACTTGTCCTTAGGAATGAAGCATGATAGGATGTGCTGCACACGCTCGCCTTGAGCACGGAACTCATTCTTAGCAAACACCTCAGCTTCTGCACCTTGCTTGCCCCAGCCTTTAGCCATGTTTACGAGCCGGTCATAGTCCAAAGGCCACTCTATGTGGTTGAACGTATCACCATTAGCATCTGCAAACAGGAACTTCATTACAGTATCTCCGTCACCGTCTGCTTTCAAAGGCTCAAACAATATGTCCTGTAGGAACACATTCTCATTGATACCTGCTGGCAGTCGTGAGCTGCCTCCTGTCTGTGTTGATTGGTCGAATCCGTACATTATTTGATTATGTCTGGGTAAATGATATTCCATTCAAGAGGGCAATACTTACCGGCTAGTTGAGGTAAGCGGGTACCTGCATCAGTGCTCGCCCCTCCACGAAAATCTACCATAAGGGTATCCCCATCACGATAGATGCGACCGATGCCATCCATAACAGAA